AAAAAATCTCGTCTGAAGAATATCCTTTTATATCTAATCCATTAAGATTACCCATACCAGCTCTAATAGTAGGTATTAAAATAGCATTTCCATTCTCGTCAACTCTTCCTGTATTAATAGGTTGTCTATCAGGATTATTCTTATGAGTCTTAAGATATAAACTTTCTAATACATAATCACCAGAGCCCAACTGACCAGTAGTTCCAGCCTCATCGAAACCTAACTGATTTAAATCTACTTTTCTTACTTTTATTACATCTTGATTATATGTATTTAATCCACTAAAATTACCTGTCGCAAGTGGACCAGTAAGTTGTGTACCACCACCATAAAAGTTTTTATACTCCATTGATATCGAATAATCGGTTGTCTGTGGATTACCATCTGATATCTTTTCAGCAAGTCTACTGAAAGGTTTTACAGGAGCTTCAGTTGGTGGTGATAGTGGTGGAGTCTGCTGTGGTCTTTTTCTTCTACCACCAGTATTACCTCTGTCGAGATTATCATCTATCTCTTTACCAAAACCACTATTATACTTATCACCTAATCCTTCAAAAGCCATAATCTATCCTATCCTAATGCGGGTTCGATGACTGCGATTAAGGAGTCTCTCGTTCCTGTTATTGTTCCAGTAACCTCTACTTTTTGTGTCATACCACCAACCGAACCAGCAGGTTTAGGACCGTAATCGTTTGTTGGTATTGGATTGGTTGTAGCCATAACAGAATCCATTGGGTTTAATCTAAATACACCAGCAGGTCCTGCCATTACTGATATCCCACCTCTTCCACCACGAAAGTCGTTTGTTGGTGTTCCAAAACCAAAATCTTTGGGTGTTACTGCTTTAAAGTCTTCACCACTAAATATGGTGCCAAGATACCTACCAGCGTTAATAAGACCAAGTAAAATATTCCCAAAACTGCTAGCAAACTGTCTTATTCTAGCTAACCCCTCTTCACCAGTTAAACTTTCTCTAAATTGTTCTATAAAGTTGTTAAGAGGCTTACCAAAATTATCAAGTAAAGTAGCTCCTATTGCCTTTATACTATTGATGATACTTGTAAGTGTACTCAAAGAATCTTGTCCAACTAAATCCTCAAACTTTTTACCAGTTAAAGCAGTAGAAAGAGTTAATTTATCTTGACCTCTTACTAACTTATTAAGCTCTACAACCGAAACTCCTATTGACTTAGCAATAGATTGTCTCTGTAACACATTTAACTTATTTAATTCTTCTTCTGAACCTAACTGATTTACAACCTCTTTTGTAGCACCAGCAAGGTCACCCTCTAAAGAAAGTTGTCTAGCTTTCTGAAAGTTTAATCTTCTTCCTATTAATACGGAAGCTTCTACCTCTGCATTAATAGAGGATTCAAAATCTAATAACCCTTCAGATATTTTAGCAGTAGTTTGTAAAGATACTCCAAATAATCTAGCTTGAACAGCTGCTTCAGCAATGTTGAATCCACTAGCATCTGTAAATTTAGCAATCTCTTCTGCTGAACCAGCTAAGTCTCGTAAGACAGCGTTTGGAGCAACTCCCCTTTGAGCGGCTAGTTGAGCAGTTCCTTCTACCAATCTTTCTGTTTGTTTTGCAGTCAAGTCTCCAATCTGCATAAAAGTACCAAACAACTTGGTAGCTTCGTCATTAGAAAGACCAGTAGCAACTGCCGTGTCTAAAACTTTATTTGATAAGTCACCAGCTTCAGCTAATGTTAATCCAAACTCAGACGAAAGTTCAGCAGTCACAGAAAGAACATCACCAAGACCTTTTCCAATCATTATTGCTTCATTACCAGCGTCTATCAATCCGTCTCTAAATTCTGTATTCTTACTTGTCAAAAATCCAAATGATTTTCCTACATCATCTATTTTTGCAGCAAAATTACTTATAACCTTAAACAGAACAATCGCTACAGTACCAGCTAATCCAAGAGCTTTTGTGTATCCTTTCATCTTTGATTCTGATTTTTCTTCCTGTTCAACCTGTTTTTTCTTTAGTTGTACTAAATTATTAGCATTAAATTTTGCTTTTAAATCACCAGCTAATCCCAAAGCATTAATTCTATCTTGTTCTTCCCCCTCTTCTGTAAGTCCATCTACAATATCTCGATTAAGATTCAATAAACCAAGTCTTTGTTTTGAGGTTAAATCAGTATTTTCAATTAAGGTTTTTGATTGTTTTGCAGCTGTATCTGCTAAGTTTGATTGAGCTGTTTTTGACTTTTTGGTAAAATCTAAACTAAGTCCTTGTGCTATATTTCCTTTAAGTATATTAGTTACCCTTGAGGCAATGTCAACATTTAAAGCGGCTTCTGCTTGTTTTTGTTCTTTGGTAAATCTAGCAGCAGCTTTTTGAGCATCTGTACCTCGTTTAAATTCAGCATTCAACTCTTTTTTAGCTGCAACTTGTCTTTTTAATAATTCAGCTGCTTCTTTTTCAAGGTCGATGTAAACTTTAGTCCTACGAGTTCTCTTCTTTAACTCAGCATTTATCTCATTGAGTCTTTTTTGATCTTGTTCGTTAAAATCTGCCATAATATAATAAGGTTTTGTTATACATTAATAAATATAACAAAAAGAGTTATTTGGGGGAAAATCTACGAGGTATTGTGGGTGTTGGTTTTTGATGTGCGTTATCAATCTGTTCTTTTTCTCTTTTCTTTAAGTCCATAAACTCACGAAGATAAAAGTTCTTTAGATGGACAGGCATATGGTATACATCGTTAAATGTAAAACCAGGAGTTCCATAAATAAAGTAAAATATGGATTGATGTATGTCTAACTTATTAGACGGACTGAGGCCAAAAAAACCCGACTGTCAACGGAATTGACACGCTAACAGGTTCACCTCCTATTTCAATTTCCGATGTCAAATCAATATCGGGAGAAATATCATTAATATATTTTCTCAATGCCATAGAATCACGAGCTAACATGTTCTGTGAAAAGGCGGTTATAGTTTCTGGTGTTTTATCCCCATCCACTTCAGTAATAGTATAACGGAATCTTGTAGATATCTCAGCATTATACCCAAACTTTTTTGTTTGTGCTAAATCTTTTTCAATTTGTTTTTCTTCAATACCTGTAAGAAGTTTAAACTTTATTTTATTTTTACCAATAGATGTTTGGTAATCGAAAGAATTTTCTGAATAATCTATATCCTCTAAAATAGTTTTAAACGGACATTGTGTTAAATCAAACGTATGTTCTACCTTTTGTTCAGGATTATTAGGGTTGGTGACCTCACAAGTATATTCAGGACCATAAGCAAGAATACGAGCTGCAACCAATACAGCATTCTTATCACCTAAAACGAGATGTTCTTGTTTGACACCTTCTGTTACGATAAGACTATCTAATAGTTTATCAATGACCACACCCTTCTTGATGAGGTTCTCGGACATCAGTATGTCCTCTTCCTTAGTGGTCATGTATTTTAATTCAATTTTACCTTCAGCTAGTGGGGATTCTTTTCCATAAACTTTTCCACCAGACGGCAAATCAATAACTTCCGTAGGGAACTTGTGTTCTGACATTATAACTCCTTGTTGTATTTATTACAACGATTTTTTAAAATTCAAGTATAGCGTAATCGTACCTTAATGTAAGTGTGATTTCTACAGGCTCAGAAGCACTAAAATCTAAGTCACCAAAAGCAGCGTCTTGGATGTAAGTACCATAAAGTGTCCATTTTTCAACAATATCACCGACAGGTCCTAAGACTTGAAAAGTAATATTCTTCTTATAGAAATCAGCATAACCATCACGACCAGTAGCACTCTCGTGATGTAATCTTATCCATTCAATAACAGCTGAAGAAGCAGATGGTACAATCGGGTCATACAAAGTAATCTGTAGAGTTTGCCATCTACCCTTACCTTTTACATACCTTGTTACATTCATGTGTTCCAATTGAACTTCGTCAAAGGTGATTTGTGGTCTTTGTGCTGTCTTTATTGTAAAAGCAGGTATACCAGCAATCTCCATGATAAACCGATTTTTTAATTTCGGTTCGTAAGGTGTGTAAAATATTTTATTCGATTCTAAAAGTTCAGCCATTTGTTATCTCCTATGATAATAAATATCAAGTTTT